CAAGCCCTCCAGTTCGGCACGCACCTGCCGTCCGCCCACGGCCGTGAGGCGGACGCTGACCCTTTTTTCAGCCATGGGAATGATCCATCTGTTCGTTGAGTTTGGCGACCATCACCGCCTCGATGACGGGCAGCAGTTCGGCCATGGCGAGGTGCGGCACGCCGAGCGCATCACCGAGCGCCAGCGCCGCCGACATGTCCCAACCGATCACCACGCCGGGCAGCAAACGAAGCTGGCCGCCGAGGCGGCCGACGAGGTCCCAGACCTGCCAGCCCTCCGGCGTTTCCGGACGGTTCAGCCGCGCCGGGCAGTCCGGGCAGGTTTGCGGGCTGCTTTCGCAGGGTTCGCAACCCTCGCAGTAGCGGTCGCCCCCGCCGAAGGACCATTCGGCGAGAGCGCGGAGACGTTTTTTTCCTGTTCCAGCAGCAGGCCCTTCGAGACGTAGGTCAGCTGGAACGCCTCGAAGATCGGCCAGACATCGAGCAGCGCGTCGATGGCCTCGGGGCTCGGATCGATGGGCTTGCCGTCCGCATCGCCGATACCGTCCCAGGCGAGCACCGCGCGACGCGCCAGTGCTTTTGCAAAAGCGACGGCGCGCTCCTCGTCGGAGGCGTCCTCGGGCACCCCCTCGACAGCGGGATCGCTGCGTGTCGCGACCATCAGCGCGGTGGTCAATGGGCGGAGTTGCACCCGCACGCCGGGGGTGAGGTCATGCCAGCGCGGGGCGTTGGTCAGGTCGAGCGTGAGCATCAATACGTCTCCACATCGTTCACGAGGGTGGCGGTGCACATCCGGCCGATGACGCTGTCGCGGGCGGCCTGCCAGTCGAAGGTCGCCTGCACGCCCTGCGGCCCGGAGATCTCGATGCGCGGGCGCGGCAGGTAGACGGCGTGCACGGTGAAGGTGAAGCTTTCGCCGGAGGGCAGCGCGTAGCCGAACTCGAGCTCGCACGGATCGCCGTTGATCGCCTGCGTCACCAATGTGCTGTCGGCGAAGCGGACCTCGATGGACCCGGTGAGCGCGGCGATGGACGGGTCCGCGCCGTCGATGCGGCCATCGTTCCGGATGGTCTCGATCCGGTCGAGGTTATTGGCGTAGGTGATGTCGGCCGAAATCACGTTGCCGAGGGCCGATCCATTCCGGGTGATCGATCCGTTGAAATGGCCGAACCTCTTCAGCTCCAGCGCGGCGGGTGTGCCGGCGCTAGAACTCGTACCCACCGTCTCGCCCTGCGCGACCAGCCGTGCCGTTGCAGTCAACAGGCCCGAGCGCTGCATCTGCCAGGTCATTTGGTCGAGCACGCAGCCAGAATACATGGCAAAGCGCGGCACTTCGGGCATGCCGGTCTCGATGGACATGCTGGGCAGTGTCCACGCCCCCGACTGGAACTCGTGAGTCCAGGGGCCGGTGCCGGTGGTGTTTGGTGCGCCGAAGGCCGCCTTCAGCCAGAAGCCAAAGGCCTCCGCGTCGAGCGGCACGACGACATCGCCGTCGGCCGTCACCGCGTCCTTGATCGGCGCCAGCGGATCGCGGCCGTAGCCCAATAACTCCGAGTTCAGCAGCGGCTGTTCCGCGCCCAGCGAGGTGCTGGCGAAGGGCATCTTCGTGAAACCGCCGACAGGCGGCGTGCCATAGGTCGTCTCGAACGCAAGCGCCATCTGCGCCCGCGCCCCTTGGGCTCTTGCCATCGTGTTCTCCTTGATGGTGTCGAAGCACGGTTGCGTTCGGTCAGGCCGTGCCGCACATGAAGTTCATGCGCAGTACTCGTCCCAACTCCCCGCACAGTGTTTTCGGTCGGTCGATCATCACCAGTATGATCGTTTCTCTCGCGATCGTGGTTCTTTCGGTTGGCCCCGTCTTGGGACAGACGAATACCGTGAGCGGCGCGGTCCGCTACGTGACGGACGGCGACACCTTCTCACTTCGCGGCGTTGAACGGCCAATCCGTGTCTGGGGCCTCGACGCTCCGGAGCGCAACGAGCGCGGCGCTTCCGCAGCGACGTCTACTCTGCGGCGGCTGGTCGCCGGACAAAGCCTGACCTGTCGCGTGCGCGATATCGACCGGTACGGACGGATCGTCGGGCAGTGCTTCCTCGCCGATGGCCGCGATGTTGCAGCCCAGATGATCGCTGCCGGAGTGGCCCGGGAATACTGCTACTTCTCAGGCGGCTACTACGGCACCTGTCGCGGCAACTGACCCGTCGGCTCTACCCGAGAGGGTCGGCCGTGGAGTAGTGAAGTAAAACAGGGATCACCGCCGCCTTGAGGCTCGCGGCACCCTCGACTGGCAGGTCCACTACCCGCGGCGCTTCAGCCTCGACCCAGTCGCAGAGCCCGCCCAGTGTCCGGTCGGCGGCGAGTGCCGCTCCGATGCTGGCGGTCAACGTGTCGAAGGCCGCGTCACGGTCTGCGCCCTGCACGACCGCCTCGATCTCGGCCCGGTGCTGGTAGTGGTAGCGTAGGGGCGACAGCGTCACCTCCGGCTCCCCCGGTTCGCCGTCGCGCAGGATCAGCAGGCCCTCGGCCGACACACGCTCGGGCAGCACGTCGCCGCGAAGGGCGGTGGCAGGCAACACCGAGAGCCGCGCGTGCAGCGCGGCGAGGATGGTTTCGCGGGGGGTGGGCATGGACTACCTGACCTTGAAAAGTGAAGCAGAAGGAGCCTACCTCGCTCCCCTTTTGCCGAAAATCGGTTGAAGTGAATCCCACAAAGTGTCTTCGAGATCTTGTCTGCAGTTCCGGCTAACTTCTGGCGAAAATGATTGAACGCTGACCGTGACCGAGCCATCGAACTCCGGGCACCACCGCTGCATGTTCAAGGCATAGGTACCAGCCGGTGCCGACCCGATATGTTCTCTCAATCTCCGACGAATACCCTCCGAGCCACCAACGTACAGAGTCGTTTGCCCCTCACCTACGGGATTTCGCCGTGGAAGCCGGTACCCTCGCTGCTGTTCGGCCGGCAGCCCATCAAATGCGTTCCTGATCACCTCAACGAGGTCGGCATTTTCAACATAGAGCGAGTAGATCGCCGGATGGGTGATGTTGTCGCCGAGACTTTGCTCTAGCCATGGCCCTACTTCCTGCGCGGCAAGACCGCCCCGGATTTGCTCGGCCGTGAATTGACGCTTGATCGCATTGTCGAACTCTGCATTGCGGATAGATCGAGCACGAACTAGCAGGGACCTTCGAGCGGATCGGATGATTTCATCAGTAAGCATTTATGTTTGCAGCCCCCACCCACCTGATTGCTGGGCTACAAGCGATCACGAACTGACTTTCTCGTCCACCCAGTTCGCAACGATCAGCCCAGGCACGCTGTCGAGTGCCTGCTCAGCGTCGCGGTCCAGATCCAGCCGCTTCGGCAGCTTGACCTGCGGGACCAGCAGGAAGATCGGTGCGCTGACCTGGTTGCGGCCGGTCTTCGAACGTGACGCCACCGCCTGACCGCGAGTGTTGATGCGGGCCCGATCGGCGACAAGCAGGCTCGGGCCGCGGCGGCGATAGACGAACCGCAATCGCAGCCCCCGGCGGCGTTCCCATTCGCCGGGTGTGAGCTTGGCGCCTCGGAGGCCGCGCCCGGCGGCTTCGGTGGGGATCGCCAGCCAGAACCCGTCCTTCGAGCGGATCAGCGGGCCGGTGTCGTGGGCGCCGACGATGACCGGGGCCTTGGACCACACGAGCGCCGCAGCGTTCAGACTTTCACCGGCCTTCGGGTATGTCTGGCTGCGGATCGAGTTGGCGAGCCGCCGGCCAAGCCCCGCGCCGGTGATCTGGCCGCGCCAGGCGGTCTTGAGCCCGGTCCCGGCCTCGCGCATGGCGGCGGTGACGGCCTTCTCTCCGGCCTTCACCTCTGCGGCCATGGCGGCGACGAGGTCCGGCGTGATGTCGAGTTTCAGCTTCATCGCGATCAGGCCATACGCAGATCCACGGTCCAGACGAGCCGCTCGCGGTCGCGGACAGGTTCGCCCTGGATGAGGAAAGCTTCGCCGTCGATCTCGATGCGGTCACCGGGACGCGGGTTGGCCACTTCGGAAAGGCGCAGATCGAGCCGGGTGCTCTCCGACCAGATCCGCGCCTCGCCGAAACCGATGACGTCGTCAGGTCGCCGCAGGATGGCGCGGACAAGTGCCGACGCGCCGCCCTCGGCGGTGTAGACCACGTCGCGCGCGAGATGCGCGTCCGCGAAGAGCGCGTCGAGGGCGGCGGCGAAGGCGGTCATCAGGTCCGCCGTGCCGAGCGCAGCACCTGCGGCCGAGTGCAGATCGGCAGTGGATTGCTCTCGATCTCGAGCCGCACCCATTCGTCGCGATCCCGGTCGGGGATCGTGCGGGCGTAGAGCGGCTGGCCGAGGGTGTTGACCGTCTCGAAGGTGTCCGCAGGGGCGTAGTAGATCTCGAACAGCCCCTCGATGCCCTCGGGGTAGAAGAACGCCTTGTCGGTGGGCACGGTGAAACCGACGCCGCCCCGGTAGCGGCGGAAGGTGATACCGCCGAAGCTGACCTCGTCGGCGACGCGGCCCCGCAGGTCGGCCGCGGCAGCAGTGTTGAGGTAGGTCTCGCGCACCTCCTTGTGGGCCACGAGATCGGCGAAGAAGGCCGAGCCGCATTCGGCGCGGACCTGCACGGCGCCGGCCGAGAGCCCGCCCATCGAGTCCTCGACGCTCTCGATCAGCGCCTGGCAGCGCTTGCGGAGCGCCCCGGAGGCCGGGCTCGCATTGTCGAGGTCGAAGTCGATCTCGGCCGCCGGCGAGATGCCGAACTCGGTGAAGTAGTTCACCACCGTCGCGTGGTCCTTCGGGTCCTTCACCAGCCCCTGGATGCCGTTCAGGAGGTGGTATTCGAAGGTGGTCTCGGCATCCTGGCGGAGCTTCCTGAGCCGATAAGCCACCTCGGTCTGCACCTGCTGCGTGGCGCTTTCGGAGCCGAAGTCGCGGACGGACTGGATCTCGGAGGCCCAGAGCACGTCCTGCTTCTTGAACTGGCGGCAGACGAAGGCGCGCATCTCGCGCCGGTCCGGGACCTGCTGCTCGTAGGCCGACCCGCGCTCAGAGAACGGGATCAGCGAGAGTGTGCCGTCCCGGCTTTCGATCACGACGGTGCGGGAGCGCACGCCGCGCGGGCTGAAAAGGTTCGAACCAGAGAGCAGCGCGGGCTTGTAGGGGATGTTCTCGAGCGCGCGGGTGAGCTCGACGATGGTGAAGGCATCGCCTTCGAAGATGTCCATGGTGGCCATGAAGATGCCTCCTGTCGGGATTGGGTCAGCGGACGAGGATGCCCGCGGCGAGGAGCGCCGTGTGGGCGGCCGAGATCTCGCCCTCGCTGGGCGTGCCGGCGAAGACGAGGTCGTGGCGATTTACGATGGCGGGTCCGCGGACGACGGCGACGGCCGGCACATCGCCACCGGACGCATCCGCCTTGCCCCAGAGCACGGCGACGGCGGTCTCGGTGCCATCGACGGCGGTCGGGTCGTGGGCCGCGTACTTGCCCGAGGCGGTGATTTGGCCCAGCACCGTGCCGGGCTCGAGCGTGCCGGAGGCGACGGTGATCGTCTCGCGGGTGTAGTCGCGGAAGGCTTCCCAGACGAGGAAGCCGCCGGGGTGTTTGCCTTCGACCAGCGTGGTCATGGTGTCATCCTTTCACTTTGAAGGTGCGGGCGACGATCTCGCCCCAGGGGCGCGCGGCCGAGGAACGGCCGGGCTGCGGGTGATGGGGCGCGATCTCGGGCTCGGCCTCGGCCTTGGCGGCGAGCAGCGCAGCGCGCACCTCGTCGAGGCTCATGTCCTGTTCGAGGAAGCGGCCGGCCATCTGCGCCTGGCCGGCAAGGCGGCAGAGATCGATGACGGCGCGGGCGTGGCCAATGGCCTCGGCCCGGATCACGGCAGGATCCGGCGGCGCGCCACTGGGCGGTGGCGTCTCGGCCGGCGGCTCCGAGGCGTAGGGAACGGCCGGATCGTCCTCTGCGTCGGAGACTTCATCGTTCTCCGCGGTCTCAGTGTCGGCAGTTTCCGCATCGGTTGCGGCGTCGTCGCTTTCGCCGTCTGGCTCCGGCTCAGCCTCGACCGCTTCGACCAGCACCGGCGGCGCATTGCGGAAGCGCCCGATGTCGAAGCTCGCGGCAATCCGGACAGGCTCGATCAGGCGATCGGCGAAGCCCTGCGCGACGGCGTCCGATGCGTCGAACCAGGTCTCGGCGGCCATGAGCGCGGAGACCTCCTCCGGCGTCCGGCCGGATTTCGCGGCATAGCCGGAGACGAGGCTGCCCTTCACCTTGTCGAGGGCCTCGGCCATGGCGCGCATGTCCTCGGCCGTGCCCATCACGAGGCCGGCGGGATCGTGGATCATCAGGAAGGCGTTCTCGGGCATGACGATCTCATCGCCCGCCATGGCGACATAGGAGGCCGCCGAGGCGGCGATGCCGTCGATCCAGACCGTGACCGTGCCCTCGTGGCGCTTGATCGCATTGTGGATCGCCACCGCGTCGAAGACCGATCCACCGGGGCTGTTCAGCCGCAGATCGACGGGCGTGCCCTCAGGCAGCGCGCCCAGTTCGGCGAGAAAACCCTTCGCCGAGACGCCGTAGGCGCCGATCTCGTCATAGATCGCCACTTCCGCACCGGTCCCCCGGGCGCGGATCGCATACCAGCTTGCCATGTCGTCACTCCTGTTCGGTGGCCGGATCGGTCGTCGCCGCTCCGTCGTCCGTGTCGTTGCCGGCGCCGTTGCCGGGCTCGGCCCGCGTTGCCGGCGTCGCGCGGGCGCCCTGCGTCTCGCCGGGGCTCGTGCGGTAGCGAAGGCCGAGACCTGTCGCGCGGGCGGCGTCGGCGGCGTTCTCGCGGTCGATTTCCTCGATGTCGTAGCCGGTGGCCTCGACCACTTTGCGCCGCGACGTGATGCCGGCCTCCATCGCTAGCACCTGTGCCTGGATGTCCTTCAGCGGATCGACCCAGTCCCAGCGCGGCGGGATCCACTGCACCGGTCGCACCTCTGCCGGATCGGCCTCCAGCGCGCCCGACAGGACCGCGGTCTCCAGCCAGCGCCGCCAGACTGCCCGGCAGAGCTGGTGCACGATGACGCCATGCTGCAGCTGGCCGATGCGGCGGCGGAACTCGACGAGTTCGGCCCTGAGACTCGAGTAGTTCGCTTGCCGGACATCGCCGGTGACGAGGTGATAGGGCAGCCCAAGCGAGGCCGCGACCGAGAGCAGCGTCCGGTACTGGAACGCCTCGTAGCCGCCGCCGACATCCGCCGGGGACGAGAACTTCACGTCTTCGCCGGGCAGCAGCACCTGCATCGTGCCGGGCTCGAGGCTCGCGATGGCCGCCCCGTCGAGATCCGCCTCCGCCTCTCCCATCATGGGCTCTTCCGGCGCGGTCTTGGTGATGAAGCCCGCGAACATCGCCGCGGTCTTCTTCCGGTCGAGTTCGGCGTCGTCGTACTGGTCGAGCAGGAACAGCCGCACCATGGCCGGCGCGATATGCGGCAGCCCCCGGATCTGGCCCGCGTCGATAGGGCGATAGATGTGCAGCACGTCCGCCGCCGGCACGCGCACCGTCTCCGGGATGACCGCCCCCTGATCGGTGCTGTCGCCCGGATGGCGGCGGCGGAAGTGGTAGGCTACGCGCCGGCCGATCGCATCGAACTCGATCCCACAGCGGATGCGATTGCCGTTGGCCGCTGTCTCGGTCTTCTCGAAGGGCAGCATTTCCGACTGGAGAAGCTGCAGCTGCAGCGGGACGAGCAGTCCGTCCTCCGAACGCCGGGGACGAAGCCGGACGAAGCATTCACCGGCGACGAACATCTCGCGCGCGACCATGGCCTGCAGGCCGTAGAAGTCGGTCAACCCATCCGCATCGGCCTCGTCGGTCCAGGCGAGCCAGAGCCGCTGGACGCGGTCGCGCAGATCGGCGTCCCCGATCAGCGAGGACGGCTTGATCCCGTCGCCGACGAGGTTCGCCGCGAAGGCCTCGCAGGCGTTGGCGGCATAGCCGTTGGTCACGACCAGTTCGCGGGACCGTGCCAGGAGCCGCGGGCCGCCCGAGGCGACCAGCGCGTTGATGTTCTCGAGCGGCGGG